GGAGTAGCAATTGCAGCTGCTGCGATGTTAGCATTCGGAGCATCATTGTTAATGGCTGGAAAGGGGATTGAATTTTTAGGTCGAGGCGTTGAAAGTATGGGAACGGTAATGATTCCTATAATAGAAACGTTAGGAGAAATCGTAAAAACAGCATTTGAGGCTTTACCATCAATAATAGAAACCGCTGGAAATACATTCTTGAAAATTGTAGTTGGAATGAAAGACGCTGTTGTTGATTTGTTGGATAATTTAGTAAGACTTGGCGGTTCAGCAGGAGATTTAATGACAGCAGCAGCTGGTATAACTGCTGTTGGAGGAGCTTTGACAGCGTTGGCAGCAGCAACTGCAGTTAATGGATTTGCAAATTTAGTTGGGTTTTTCACAGGAGGTGGAAATCCAGTCGAGAATATGATAAAATTATCCGAAAAAGCATCAGGACTAACAACTGCTGCTAAAGGAGTCAAGGATATTGCTATTGCTATGAAAGGATTTGGAGAGATTGGCGATGGATTAGAAGACACTATAAAGGCTTTGGATAAGTTAGATAGTTTAGAAGACGAAGACCGAGAAACTATGCGAGAAATTGCTAATCTGAGTAGGGCAAATGCTGAATTGAATAATTCTATGAAAGCCGACAACTCAGGAATGGAAGCAAAATTGGATAAAAACAATGAGTTGTTAAGTCAATTGATAACAATGATGGCAAATGGCCATATTGCTGTTAATATGAGTGGTAAAAAGATATCCGAACAAATAGCATCAGATACTAAATACGACTTCTGATAATAATTACAATGTCATATATTTATTGATATGGCATTAGTAAACACACCGACAACTCCAGATTCCTTATTGGTTATTCGGAAACATAGTAATTCAACTACTATATTCCGCCAAAACCGAAATAGTTTTTATTCCCCAAAAGGGCCTGGAAATATGAATCCAAGAAGCACTTTGCCAGGTGATTATTTTGACAATGTAGCTAGATTTCAAGAAGCTGAACGTGATGTGTATGGAAAAGGATCTATATACGCTCAAGACGTTCCGTTTTCAAATTTTGGATTTAGACAACCTTATGTGTGGACTTCATTAGACGATTCTGACTTTAAAAAGTTTGCTAAACGATATGATAACAGAGGAATTCCATTTGGATCTACGCTTCAAGACGAAGAAAGATTAGGGAAGATGTTAATATCCGGACACGGATTAAAATTTTTAGCTAAACAATTTCTACTACAAGCGCAAAATCCGTTTGACGAAACAAGAGCATACAACCCATTAAGCGTTAATATAGCTGCTACTGGGTTTATAAACCCAAAACGTCATTTGAATGGTGGTGTATTAGGGTCTATAATGAGTCTGTTTGGGATGGGGGCTAAAAGCGATGGTGCTCCTAAATCAACTGTCGGTATACAGGCGTTGTCTGATATGGTAAAAGGTGATGGTGCTGGATTATTACGTGAAGAGACTGCTAAGAAGGGATTGAATCGTTTTACGTCTATATGGGATGATAGACTTACCGACAAAGGCGGTGGTTTATTAGAAGGATTAATGAGTAAGTTCGGAAGTGTTGCTTTTGGCGGAGTCAATAAGACTGGAAATTTCACTTATAGAAAAGATGAACTTGCCCCATTATTACTCACAAATGATGTCAATAAAGACATAATAGGAACAGGTGCTTCAATTCTAAGAAAAGGAAGTCAGAGAACATTAACTGATAATATAATACATCGTTGGACTAAATCATCGGAAGATAGTGTAGAATTCCAATACGCTCCGGACAAAACTCGTAGAGATGAAAGAGATACCGATGGAGACGCTTCTGGAAATTTAAAAACCAAATTTAATCAGTCAATTGTAAACAAAAAATCAGGAGATCCTAAATTATATCAAGATGAAAATATCGTTGATAATAACCACGTGTCTGAGTTAAAATCAACATTTAATAATCAATATTCATCGGAGATAAAAAACTTCACAGAATTAAATTCAGTTACAAAAGAAACTGGATATTATAAAACAGGAAATTCAATCAAATATCCATATAAGGTATCTGAATATTCACGTGAGGATAGATTATTATTTCCAGACTCGTCAAGAACTAAACAAGATTTGTATAATATAAATCGTATATTATCAGAAGATTCTACAAAAATAGACGATTTATCAAAAAAAGATATAATTCCTTTTTACTTTCACGACATTATCAATAAAGAGTATCTTATATTTAGAGCAACATTAAAAGGATTAAGTCAAAATACAACACCAGAATGGAATGAAACTAAATATTTAGGTCGTGCGGATCGTGTATATACCTATAATGGGGTAACTAGAGACTTGAGTTTTTCATTCAGAGCATATGCTGCAAGTAGAGATGAAATGGGTCCAATGTGGGATAGAATTGATAGATTACAAGGAATGTGTTATCCAACAAATACGGATAAATTCAAGTTTGGAGAATCCAAAGAGTTTAGCGTAATGATCCCTCCTTTCATTAGATTGACAATTGGAGACATTTACAACAAAGTTCCTACTTTAATTAAAAGTTTTAGTATGAGTATACCAGATGAGTCGCCATGGGAAATATTGGGGGTGGGAAATAAATTCCCAATGATGGCAGACATTTCAATTAATGTTACATTATTAGAGGAAGAAATTGCCAAAAATGATAATGTAAGATGGAAATTTGAAGACGGTCAACCTAAACCAAGAACTCCTGATATAGAGGTGTTGCCAACGGTTCAAGAGAGAAATGATAAGAAAATTGAAAATGATCTTGTTAAATTAGATGAAGATGTTTCAAATAAGACAAAGGAAATTGCTCAAAAATCAATTTCGAGAAATCCCAGTCCAAAAGTTAAAACCGGTGGAGTTGGAGCTGGATTTAAAATGCCTGGAATTACACCATAGGATATAAATTATGGCTAGATATAATAATATAGATTCAAAAGACCGTTTTGACGGTAAGAAGGTTTTTTCAACAAGATTAATGCCTCGTATCCCCGTATCAGAAAATGATATTTACATATATTCCCAAGAAGGTGATACATTGGATGGGTTAGCCGATAAATATTATAGAAATCCTTCATACTGGTGGATAATTGCAAATGCAAATAAAATTGGAAAAGGAACACGTTTCATAAAACCAGGAATACAAATACGTATACCTGTTAATATAAGTCAAGTATTATCTGACTTTGAAAAAGAATAAAGGTTATGTCAAAAGAAGATTCAAGAGAATTTCATGGATTGTCACATATAGAAGATTGGGTTAGAAAAGAATTAGAAACTCGACAAAAAAATATAGGATTATCCACTTCCCCATCGGATGTATTAAATTACGATGGCAGTTCATATAAAGGCCCAAAAATGGCATGGGCCAGATTGGTTTCTAATGCTAAAGTAACGTTTCCAGGTGACAAACAAACAGAAAAGAATGGTTTTCAATTATTTACTCAAGACGGATTTGATGCTATATATGGTTATAGACCAAACGGATCTGAGTTTAAACAAGGTATAATTGGGTACACAAAGGATGGAAAAGAACACACGTTAACGGATGAATTTAATTTACATAGACCGCCTCCTGGACTTCAATCGATATCAACTGAAATGTTGGGTGGTAATGGTGGTAAATTTAGAAAAGCATCTGTTAAATTTTCAGTATCTTCAAAATATCAACTTGATTATATGACTCCATTTTTTCTGGTTCCCGGAATAACATGTTTTATTGAATTTGGATGGAATAACTTTGATCCTTCTAGTTTATTAAAGTTGAATGTTCGTGGTCAAGTCAAAAAGAAGGGTCAAGAAGGAACAGGGGTATTAGGAAGATTAACTGATTATAAAAATACCCACAAAGCGCAAATGGATTCCAAAGGAAATTATAGTTGCGTGGTTGGTAGAATAAACAATTATAATTATAATTTAAGATCAGACGGTGGATTTGATGTAACGTTGGAAGTTATGCAAGTTGGCGAGGCTATATATGGATTATCTGTAGAACCTGATAGTAAAAATAAAGCCGACCCTTCTGAGTTCTCTATAAATTTATCCAAATATTTAGAAGATAATTTAGATAAAATAGCAGAAAACAACAAAGATGATCTTGGAGTTTTACCTGCTCCATTAGATACTGCTGTTAAGAAGGTTGGGAAAAATGAAATTCCATTAAAAATTGATGATCGTTATTTTTCATCTAAATATACAATAGAGGATGAGGGAAATCAATCCGCAAAAGAAGCCGATGCTAAATACATTTCATTTGGATTGCTTATTGATATAATAAACTATTATTCAGAATTAAAGACCGGGGATGATGTAATAAGCGGTTTTAAATTTGACATATCAAAAAGTTATATTTCAGCAACACCAAATTTAAAATCAATCGACCATTCGGTTATGATAATTCCTAATTCAATAGCACCATCTTTGAATTTTGACGCTGATTTAAATAAAACGTCAGATACTTCAAATTCAGAAGGAACTTCTTTACGTGAAGCTAATGACGCTTTGAAATTGGCGGTTGGTTCGTCAAAAATTTCAACAGATAGAATAGATATAACTGAATTTTTTCCATTGAAGGGTAATTGTAAGTTTCCAGAATTAACCGATTTTTCATTAGATGAAATAAAATATGGCATTGGAGGATACTGGGGAAAATTAGAGAATTTGTATATTAATATAAAAATAATTAAAAACACAATAAAGTCATCAAAACGAATTGTCGATTTCGTTGAATCTATTTTAGAAAAAATGTCTGGTGCCGCATGTGACATTTGGGATTTTGAAATAAAAGGCAAAACCAACGGAGAAGTTGATTTAGATTGTACAATTGTAGATAATAATTTTGCTGTAGATTCGACTAGATTTAAAAACGAAACATACACATTTAATCCATTAGCCACCAATAGTATATTAAAAAATCTAACGTTTGGGATAAATCTGCCAGATTCAGTGGCAACTCAAACTATAATGGATTCTTCTAGTTCCACAGATTCAAGAAAGGAAGCAACGTTTTTCTCTCAAATAAAAGGTCAAACCGTTAAAGTTTACGATGAGTATTTAAATGACATGGTAGTAAATGAAACGGAGGGTAATAAAAAAAGTAAAGTAGAACCTGATAAAATATTGGCAAAGAACTTCGATAATGATTATTTTACAATAAAATCAAGCGATGGTAATATATTCAAACTAGCAGAACCAAATAAGAAATTAATGCAAAATCTCATTAATTTAGATAAAAGTCCAAATAATAATGCAATTTACAATGGCATGGTTCCCGGTGTAGAAGTTGAATTGGAACTTCTTGGAATTTCCGGTCTTAGATTTTTAAATGTATTTTCATTGGAAGGTATTCCTGATATTTACTCAAAAAATGGAGTATATCAAATAAAAAACGTAAAGCATTCAGTATCGGATCATATATGGACAACAGTAGTTACTGCTGGATTAAGACCATTTCCAACTGTATTAGAAAAAAAGAAGGTATAAATTATGTCTGATGTAGTATCTGATTATAATAAAACGATAACATCTTTATCTAAATTGATGAAAAGCAAATTTCCATCAGCATTTAAATTGACCATTACGGAGGATGATTATACTGAAGGTTTTGTGTATCGATTTTTTTGTCAGAAAATAAACACGAAGGAAATCACTGAAGTGAGCGACAGAAACTACAGAGATTTAAAGCGTTCACCGTTATATCATTGTTTTGATGTTGAATGGAAAATTACAGGGCCTGATCGAAATATAATGAATGAAAAGGTCATTCAAAATCAAGGAGTATACGAATATAATTCAGAAAGCATAGATGAAATTGCTAATATTGTTCCTGAAATTCGTAATTTTTTAGTTAATCCTCTTGAGTTCTGGCGAGGGTATTAAAATATATAAAAAGGGTACAAATAGTTTTTATAACTTGACAATGTACAATTTAATGGTACAATATTGGTACCAATTAATAAATAAAAAATATTAAATATAATTTGTACAATTTAAATTAATAAAAGCAATTAGGTACAAAATATATAAAATAAGCATAATGTACATTATATAAAAAATTAAGTACAATATCAACTATAAAAAGCATTGTACAGAATTTTTTTGATTGACTTTTACTGAAAAGTGTATTATATTTGCTGTCGTGAGGTATATTGAAGACAGTTTAGGAATACAAGAATTAAGCACCGCCTTGAAAAATAAGGATGTGTTTATGTATTGCATTCCTACGACTACCTACAAACATCCCTGTTGCGATAGTTTATCTTTATTATTTATTTTAGATATACAAGAGCGTGAAACCTTTGCGGTTATTTTTAATCATATAGATTCACAGTTTAATGTAAATTTGTCTGATATAATTCCAGTTCTTAATTTAACCAGAAGCCGTTTTGTCGTAGACAAAAAGAGCTTTAAGCAATATATTGATATCAGCGACCTGCTTGACGTTAAGTTTTTAGCGCATGCTATTAATAAAGATTTTAGCATTAATCCAACTTCAGTTCATACATTTTACAAGTATCAGTTTCCTAAATGTAATACAGTGAATCGGATCGTTCCGATCAATAAACACTATGAAACATTTGAAAAACTATACAGTAATGCTTTTGAAATTTTAAAAACTGAACATAATAAGTTAAAATTAGACGCTTATATCAATTCTAATAATATTTTGACTGATACATTATACCAAATAGAGAAAAATGGTATATGCGTCAATCCAGGCGACTTTATCAAGTCATTCAAAGAAGACTCTGTAAAGTTATTAGACGGAAACTTAATTAGATCACAATATAATTTATTTACATCTACTGGAAGACCATCGAATAAGTTTGGTGGAATAAATTTTGCTGCTTTAAATAAAAAAGATGACAGTAGAAAATGTTTTGTAAGTAGATTTGGAACGAATGGAAAATTGTTTGATTTTGATTTTTCCGCTTTTCATCCTCATTTAATTTCTAATTTAGTAAATTATGATTTAGAATTCGGCACAAACATCTATGAATATCTTGGTAAACATTATTTAAGTAAAGATAACTTAACTGAGTTGGAATTAGCTCATGCTAAGACTCTCACGTTCCGCCAGTTGTATGGAAACGTCGAACCTAAATACAAGTATATACCTTACTTTAAAAAGTGGATGCAATACATTGAACAACGTTGGAGCTTCTTTTTGGAAAATGGGTATGTTGAAACTCCGATATATAGTAGGCAAATCACGTTGGATCATATTGGTGATGATGTAAACCCAAGTAAACTTAGTAATTATATTCTACAAGCATATGAAACTGAAGTTGGTTTAACTACCGTATCCAGAATATTAAATTTACTAAAAAACAAGAAAAGTAAAGTTATACTTTATACATACGATAGTATTCTAATTGATTTTCATAAAGACGATAGCGTTGATTGTTTACATGAAATCAAGAATGCAATGGAGAACAACAAAAAATTTCCAGTAAAAATTAAAGCCGGTGATAATTATAAAGAAATGTTCAATGTAAACATTTAAATTAACGGTTATATTTATTACAATGGAAATACAAAAGTTTATATCTAATATATTGGATGAGATTTGTCTTGATGAGCGAATAAAAAATGGTTTATTTGACATAGAGAGATCTGAACATCTTTTAATTCTAAAAGAGTATGCTACTAAAATGGTAAGTGAGGAATTTGCTTCTGAGTTACACAACATGTTGACCAACGAAGGAAATTATCCTGAACGCCAAGCGTATAACGACGATGGCATATTGGTTACGTTCCCTGATGCTGAATCCAAAAAGGCTGCTATTGAACGTGGAACTCACCACGACAACAATCCTACAGGTGCTTCAAATGATAGTGAAAGTGGAGATCCTGACACAGAAGATGCGCCCGAGGAAGAATCTGAAGAAGAAAGTATGTTTGCTGACTTTGAAACTCCGGAAGAAGTTATGGCTGCTAAAGACGCAGGTGATATAACATTCCAAGAGTTTGAAAATCTGATGATAAAAGCTCGTGACGATGATGATACTTCGGATGAAGAAAAACATCACATTTACGATGTGTTGACAAAAATGAAAGCGGATCAACAAAAGGCAGCCTCTGATGGCAAAATGACCGCTGATGATTTTGATGGAAGTGAAGCTAGTTCTGGATTAGAGTGGGATAGTTTACATCCTTCTATTTTGTTCGCTTTAAAACAAAAATGGGAATTTGATAAAGGTGGTAATTGGTATGATGAAACCAATCGTTTGCGTGGTGCTACTGATCGACGTGGACAATTAGATCCATATAAATCTGAAGACAAAGATGAAATGCTTATTTGGATGGATGATTACATCAAACGAAGAGGACAACCAAAAGGCAAGTAATGAGATCACAGTTGTTATGTACATTCAGTAATAAGAAGGAGTATGAATCAACGTTAATCCAAGTATCAAATAACCACGATATATTATTTGATAAAATTTACATTCTTCAGAACACGGAGAATCCACATTATTTGTATTTAACTTATAATGTCGAGGGATATGACTTTGACTTTTTGCCAAAAACAATTTCAGTTCACCGCAAGAAGCACACAAATACATTATATACAATAAATGCTTTAAACGAACTTGTTATGGAAAAGACAGGTGGTAAAAAAGACGAGCGGTATGAATTAGATTGGGATGAATATTATAATAATATCATATTAACCAATGATGATGGAATTAATATAATATCCACTAAATTATATAAGATCATAAACCTATGACCGAAACATTTATATTAAATGTAAACGAAAGTCAATCATAATCGGTTCAATTATTTTATTATAAAAAAATAATACTTTTTATAAGTAGATTATATTAAAAGTTGTGGTATAATGATACTTATATATACGACCGGCTCAAATGGTTTAATTGAAAATTAAGAAATAAAAATTAATAATTGATTGACTTATTATAAATTGACTTTGTTGATTTATAGTATATACTGGAAGTGTAATTAAAAAATAACAAATAAAAAATAGGAAATATATGGATATTAACGCATTAAAACAACGACTTGGAGAAATCTCTGGGAAGAATAAAAAGAACAACAATCTCTGGAAACCAAACGAAGGTAAACAAATCATTAGACTTGTTCCTTGTAAAGACAATCCAGACAACCCATTTAATGAATTACGTTTTCATTATGGTCTAAACGGAAAAAATTGGTTATCGCCTGCAACATATGGTCGTCCTGATCCAGTTCTTGAGTTTGCTAATAAATTAAAGCAAACTGGAAACTCTGATGATTATAATTTGGCTAAAGACTTTTTTCCAAAAATGAGAATTTACGCTCCTGTAATTGTTCGTGGTGAAGAAGGCGAAGGAGTAAGATATTGGGGATTTGGTAAGAAAGTATATCAAGAACTTCTTGGGTTCATTTCTGATGAAGATTATGGTGATATTACTGATATGAAGGAAGGTAATGATATTACAGTTGAATATATACCAAAAGAACAAAGCGGAAAGAATTTCCCTGAAACTGTAATTCGTGTTAAGCCAAAGAAAACTGTAGTTGGTGATTCTGATGTAGTTGATGCTATCAAAAACCAACCTTCTATTAAAGACATCTTTGATGAAAAGAGTTATGATGAACTGAAGGATGCTCTTGAGTCTCATATTAATCCTGAAGCTGGTGAAGTTGAAGACACTGATGATGAAGTTGTTGTTGTTGAACAAAAAGTAACCGAAACTTCAAAAGATGATGATGCTCCAGCGGTATCAAGTAAAGCTCCTAAAGCTGCTTCATCAAATGTAGGAACGGATTTTGATAAACTATTTGATGTATAGTTTTCGTGTTGATTGATTCGTTGTTTGGACAGAACCCTGTTAATGGGGTTCTGTCCTTTTTGTTTATAAACTTAAAAAATAAAATGTATGGCTAAAAAAACTGCTAAAAAAACAACCTCAACTAAAAAGATTGAGGTAGAAGTCGAAGGAAATACCGACTCCATCATTGCCGACATTGCTGGCATGATCAATAAAGCTAACAAAGAGGGTGGAAATGTTGCTTTTGTAATGGGAAATGACAATCCTGATGATCCGACAAAAATTGTTGACTGGGTTCCCAGTGGAAATGATCAATTAGATTTAATAATGTGTAATCGACCTGACGCTGGTTATCCGGTCGGTCGGATTACGGAAATTACAGGATTAGAACATTCCGGTAAAACATTATTATCTATGCACGCTCTCGCTGAGACACAAAGAAAAGATGGTATTGCTGTGTTTATTGATACTGAATCATCATTAGATCATAATTTTGTTAGAGCGATTGGTGTTGACTTGGATAAATTATTATATATTTCATGTGATCACGTTGAAGAAATATTTGAACACATGGAAACTATAATTCAGAAAGTTAGATTATCTAATAAAGATAAGTTAGTGACTATTGTTGTGGATTCTGTAGCCGCTGCTTCTTGTAAAGCTGAACAGGAGTCTGATTTTGATCAAACTGGATTTGCAACTCAAAAAGCTATAATTATAAGTAAGGCTCTTCGTAAGATTACTCAATTAATAGCTAGACAACGTGTAGCATTGATTTTCACCAATCAGTTACGTCTTAACTTGGGTGCTGTATACGGAGATAAATATACAACATCTGGCGGAAAGGCATTAGGATTTCATGCTAGTTTACGATTGAGATTATCTAAGGCTGGTCAAATTTTGGATAAACCTAAGAAAAACGGTGGTCGTGTAATTGGCATTAAAACTATATGTAAGATGATAAAAAACCGACTGGGACCTCCTGATCGAGATCATACGTTTAATCTATTTTTTAATCGTGGCATTGACAATTATGGTGATTGGATAGAAACGCTTAAAGATAAAAAAATCATAAAAGGGACTAGAACTCCTTATACATATACGGATACAAATGGTCAAGAAATTCTATTACATAAAGACAAGTTCACGGATTTGATGAAATCCGATACAGAACTTCGTGACGAACTGTATAAACATTTATGTGACATTCATATAATGAAATATACATTTCAAGAAGAATGTGCTAGTGATGATATATTAGTCGTTGAAGATGACGACGATGATTTAGAAGATTAACGAAAAAAAGGGCGATCATTTAAGGTCGCTCTTTTTTTACGAACTTAAAACTTCCCAGAGTCCTTCTTTCAAACTTATAATTTGATTTGAATTTGTCTATGTCAATGAAAACGGCAGTGTCATCACTACGTATTAAAATAATACCGTGATATTTAAGAACACTGAATAATTCTTCCGTAATATACTCGTCGTTCAATTTAGTTGGATCGTTTACAACATCCAATTTTCTCAAATCCAAAAATAACTTGCCTTCCAATTTTAATTCATCGTCTATTTTTGCTTTTAATTTATCATTGTCAATTGAAATTTCCGAAGCTGAAAATGTTTGAGTGCGTCCATTTTTTCGTATTTTAATATAATCTATTACATTAGAAACTTCCTCAGTTGACCCTATTAATTTACAAAATTCACGGATAAATGAAAACAATCCTTTTGATATTTCAATTTTTGTGTTTGTTTTTAACCAGTTTTCAAATGATGTCTTTGCTTTTTTTGTAGCATTAATCTTCGCTATGATTTTTTTAATAGAATCGTATTTTAATGGATCTTCGTGTTTATTAAATGCTCTCTTCAATTCATTTATCTGATTGATAAAATTCAAATTAGCAAGATTGAGGGCTCCGCCCGGAATAGTGATTACTTCGGATGATTCATTTGGGCGTTTAATATCAATATATTCACTGTCGTTTATTATAATATCAGGATCAGTTGTTCCTCCTGATTTAACATTATCTTTACCCAATATCCTTTTTAATAATACCATAAAAGCGGTTTCTCCTTTTCCCATTCCTTTAGTTTTCTTGTCAATATCATAATATTCTTCTTTTTCTTCAGTTGACATTTTATTAAATGTTTCCACAGCAAGCGATATAGCATCGAGATTGTCTTTACTTAAAAATTCCTTTAAGTATTTCAAATCATTCTTATTAAATTTACCATTTTCGATGATGGGGAATCCTCTTGGAATCTTTTTACACCATTGTTCTAAAATAAAATTGGAAATCTTCATATCTTTAAACTTTTTTATTGACTTTTGCTATAAATATCGTAAAATGATAAATATGGAAAAATTAGACAAACATAAAAAGAGCCGTCTTTTTTCAATTTTCGAGAATTTGGATTCTGATATAGACCTAAGATCGGAACGAAATATAAATAGTGATGTGTTAATAATCGACGGTAATAACAATTACATAAGATGTCATTGTGCTAATCCAGCGATTAATGCTGATGGTGAACATATTGGTGGCATAGACGGTTTTTTCAAGAGTTTAGGGTATGCTATACGAACTTTACAACCTACACGGTGTATCGTAGTATTTGATGGTGTAGGAGGAAGTCAGCGAAGACGAGCGATATATAGCAATTACAAAAACAAACGTAAAAGCAAACTGCGGTTGAATCGTGTGTATGAGGATTTGGATGATGGTTCTGACGAACAAACGAGTATTTTACGTCAAATGCAGAAAGTTGTGGTGTTGTGTCAAAATTTGCCGGTTAGTATGATGGCGATTGACAATATTGAAGCTGACGATAGTATAGCGTTTCTTTGTACCGAAGTTTTCAATACTGATAAAACCGAAAACATTACTATAATGAGCAACGACAAAGACTTTTATCAGTTGGTAAATAAGAAGATAAAGGTTTATAGCCCAACGAAAAAGAAAATATTTGGCCCTAAAGAGGTATATGATGAATTTGGAATAACTGCTAAGAATTTTATATATTACAAAATACTTGCTGGTGACTCTTCTGATAATATTGATGGTATAAAAGGGATCAAAGAAAAAACAGCGGTAAAATTATTTCCACAATTATCTACAGAAGATGACTTTACGTTAAACGAAATGATTCGATATACTCAAGATAATGTAAATGGTAAATTAAAAGCATATAACAACATAAATGAAAATGTAAACATATTACATAGAAATTATGATTTGATGCAATTGGGAACTGCTGATTTTAACACACATTCAAAATTAAAAATTCAGAATATCATTAACCATAAGGTAGATCCTACTAATGTATATGAGTTTACAAAACTTTTAAAAAAATATAAATTGTTCAATGTAATAAAAAGCCACGACACTTGGTTACGTGATACATTTGACAATCTCGATTTTTACGCAAAACAGTCATAACACGACTTATTATAAATTGACGAAATCAAGTATATATGGTATGTACTATATCTATATAAAATAAACACGAAATAAAAATATATGTCTAATAACAACGAGCGAGACACGTTAACAAAATTTGGTAGTTCATTTCAAAGTAAATGTATTGCCAGTATATTCACAGATAAAGAGTTCCTTACGCAAGTGATGGATATTGTTCATTTGGATTTCTTTGAAAATTCCGCACATAAGTGGATTTTGAATGAGATCATTGAATATTTCAAACAATATACTGAATTGCCAACGCTTGAAGTATTCAAGCACAAGATGAAAGACATCGACAATAAGGTGTTATATGAAAGCATTGTAAATCAGTTAAGAGCGATCACAAATTCAACAACTTCTTCTGATTTGGTTTATATCAAAGAACAATTTTTGGAATTTTGCAAAAATCAAAAATTAAAATGTGCTATCATAGAAAGTGCTGATTTGCTTCAAAGTGGTGAATATGAACAAATCAAACATGTTGTGGATGAAGCTTTAAAGGCTGGAATGGAACGTGATGATGGACATGACTATTTAAACGAAATTGATGAACGTTTAGTTGATGATGCTCGTGATACGGTAAAGACAAATTGGAAAGCCATTGATGATTTAATGGATGGTGGATTGGGCCCTGGAGAGTTAGGAGTATTTTGTGCTAGTGCGGGTGCGGGAAAATGTATAGGCCCTAATACCGAAATCGACCTTCAGTATGAAGAACTTGGAATTGAGATACAAGGTAATACCGGAAATCCTTATGTATTGTGGATTGATCCGTTTAAAGAATATGATGTATCTGGAATAGTAGATGGCGTTACTTCGTGTGTTGGTTGGCGAATATACAATGTTTTATGGGAACTTGACAATATTAGAATTAACTCCCAAACATAAAACCAATAAAAATTATGTTTGATAATATATATTGACATGGAATTATTAAAATGTAAAATCTGTGGAATAGAACGTCGTAGTTTAGTAACTCATTTGACTAAAGTTCATAAAATAACTGGAAAACAATATAAGGAATTGTATGGTGATTGTAAATTAATATTGGTATCCGATGAAACTAAATTGAAGCTTAGTAAGTCTAATAAACGATGGTGTTCTTCTGAGGAAAATAGAAAGAAATTATCCGAGCGTGCCAAAAACGGAGGAAGTATATTCACTGTTAATTATTGGATTAAACGTGGATATTCATTGGAAGATGCAAAATGTAAAATTTCTGAAATACAGATTGAGAACGCGAAAAAATCAACTGACTCATTTGATAAATCAAGAAGTTGTTTCTGCGTCGATTATTGGGTTAATAAGGGATTTTCTATAGAAGAATCAAAAACGGAAGTTTCTAAATTACAAAAAGAACTAACAAAACGATCGTCGAAATTTAAAGGAAAAATTAGAACAGACGAATCAAAGATGAAAATATCAAAATCCATGACAGAACATATTAATTCAGTTGGTGCTAGCGAATGGTCTTCTCATTTTGGTGATTTCAATGGTTCTTCTATTTTAGAAGACTCTGTATTTGACTTTGTTAATGGGAAGTTTCCTGGTGTCAAACGACATGTTGATATTTCACATTATGTAGTGGATATATTAATAGATAATATAATAATTGAGGTTAATGGTGATTTGTGGCATGCAAATCCGATTAAGTATTTAGAAAACGACATTATAAATGAGTCTATATTGAACATTACCGCTGGAGAACGATGGGAACGTGAAAAAAATAGAACTAATATATTAGAGTCGCTTGGTTATATTGTATATGTTATATGGGAACATGATTGGAAAAATAATCGTAAAAATGAAGAAAATAAAGTAATTAAATTTTTATATGAAAATAATAGTAAAAACTGTAAATAAAAAAGTAAAAATAAAAGATATATTTGATGGGGTTGGCATTCCTAATGAGGAACATGCTTCAAAAGCGCCACCAATAAACTTACGGGTAAAGACTCCATATGGTTATAAACGTATAGCAAATATGTTCAGAACTGAGCGTCAGAAAACCGTCACTACTTACTTCGGAAACAACAAAACTTTAAAAACGTCAGATAACCATAGGATAAAATCAAATGGCGATTGGGTATATGTTAAAGATTTGCGAGTTGGTCAAAAAGTTGAAACATTAAGCGACAACACTAAAGTAATAAAGAAAATAACAGGAAGAGAAGAAATTTTATATGATATTAGTGTAGAAGATGTTCATTGTTATTATTCAAATGGAATATTGAGTCATAATTCTTGGTGTTTAAACAAGGTTGGAGTTGAAGCGTTAAAGCAAGGAAAAAACGTGGTTCACTTCACAATGGAACTTCAACAAAAATATGTTGGTAGACGATATGATTGTTGTTTTACTGGAGTTGACTTTCAAAACATCGTAAGTCACAAAGAACAAGTATATCAAGAATTGAAAAATATAAATTCGTGGTTAAAAATAAAATACTTTCCGATCAAAACTGTATCAGCGTTATCTTTAAAAAATTACATTGAACGTATTCAGATGTTGAGTGGTGAAAAAGTAGATTTGATGATCGTGGATTATGCTGACATTTTAAAACCTGTTGCTGCTGAACGAAACAGCAATTCATATAGTGAAGCTGGAGGAATTTATGAAGAATTACGTGGGGTTGCTGGAGAGTTACAAATTCCATGTTGGACAGCGTCACAAACGAATCGCGGTTCCGCTTCTGAGGATGTTATTGAAGCCGGTAGTATATCAGATAGTTTCAGAAAAATTATGACCGCTGATTTCGTAATGAGTATATCTCGCAAGACAGAGGATAAATTACAAAATACAGCAAGAGCACACGTTATAAAAAACAGATTTGGTGCGGACGGTTGTACATTCAACAGTTTTTTTGATGCTTCATGTGGTAATATAAACATCTATGATAGAAATGATCCTGAAAGCGCTAAGTTACAATCAAAAATGTCGGATGGTGAAAATGCTGCTAAGCGCAGAGTTCAAGATATATGGAACAACACGAAGGATGATTCTTCCGATGGTTTGGATTTAGGATAAATTATACTTTTTTTAAAATTAGACATATTTATATATTAATACATCTTATATAAATATGTTTGATTCTATATCTCCTCAATTTTTGACTATTATTTCGTCGTTTATAACTGCGGTTCTTACCGGAGTTTTGACTTATTTTGGAGTACGTAAAAAGAACAATAATGATGCTTTTAAAAATTTAATTGATGCTAATGAGAAATTCCGTGAAGAAATAAGGAGGGATCTTATTGTTGCTAAACAAGATTTATTGCAGGCTAGAGATGAAATAAATAAAAGTCGTGAACATATATTAGGTTTGGAGAATAAGATAGATGAATATCAAGTGGAAATTGACAGTTATAGAAAATCTATCACTGCATTAAAAAGCGAAATATTGTCATATCAAGCTGTGACGGTGAAATATAAAGAAGAGATTCATCAACTTACACTTAAACTTGATGCTTACAACGAACAAATGTACAATAATGGGAAACAAAGGGATGAATGAGTGATTCCAAAAGAGTTTTCAGTGTCACGTGTATTGACGATGATCCTAATACGATAGAATTAATGACGTTAATTTGTTCTCGACGAACTGACATTAAATTAACAACATTTATAAATCCTGTTAAAGCATACTCTGCACTAAAACATTTAATAGATAATAATAATAGTCCTGATATTGTTGTTATCGATCGAAAGATGCCCTATCTTCCGGGAGAACAATTAAATGTGATGTTAAAGCACTTAGATCCTGATTTATTTTCCGTATTATACACATCGGAAAATAACAATACCATATTGAAATATGATAAGAGTATCTATAAGTTTGATCATACTTATATTAAGTGTGGAAGGATGATGATTAATGAAATAATAGACGATATTATAAAAAATAAGTTGACAAAAGAGAATGCATAATATATAATATTCCATATGGAAAATGAAGAATATGTTGATACTTCAAAGGTATATATAAGAGAAATATCATCTAAAATTGCAAAAGAACTTATTGTAAAAAACCATTATTCTCATGCGTGGACGATGTGTAGTTTACCTATGGGTATATTTTATAAATCAGACAAACAAGATGCTCATTTTGATTACGGAGATGAAAATCTTGATTTGATTGGGGTATGTGTATTTGGGAATCCCGTTGGTCGAAGTGCAGCCGCTTCTTTTTCATCTGAAGTAAAGCTCGGTGAAGTATATGAACTTACTAGGTTATGGATTGCTGATGGATATGGGAAGAATATCGAAAGTTATGTAATAGCACAATGTTTTAAATATATCAAACAACATAGACCACACATCAAAGTAATTCTCAGTTACTCTGACAGTGAACAAGGACATATGGGTGGAATTTATAAAGCTACTAATGCTTACTATCAAGGAACTCAGATTGCTTTGATGCCTAATTTTTCCATATCAGTAACCAAAGATCCTTATGATTGGATTCATTCTAGGACTGCCTTTGAGAAGTTTGGAAGTCATAACATAGAGAAACTAAAGAAGGCTATTGGTCATACATTCTGGCGTAAACAGGAGAGTGGCAAACATAGATATTTTTGGATATTGACCAATAAAAAGGAAAAGGCTAAAATTCTAAAAACTTTGAAACACCCTACTCAAAAATACCCTACTGACCCAGAAATGTTTAATTATCCCGTTACAGAACATTTCGTTGAATCTAAAAATGAGTTAAAAAATCCATTTTTTGATTAGTGCCTATATTTATAGGCATGACTGATATACAGATCAAAAAACTTTTAAAAGAGGAAATTCGTAGGCAGTTGGGAGAATCTGCTACGGATGAAATGGTCGAGGGTATGCTTGACCGAATGAAAGCTAAGGCTAAAGGTGCTGTTGCCGGAGTCAAAGGAGCGGCTGGTGCTGTTAAAGACAAAGCATTAGGAAAAGGTAAAAAGGGACAATCGTTCAAGGATACCGTTAAACAAGGATATAAAAAATCCTCTGAGAAAGTAGCCACTTCTTCTATAGTGGGAAAACATTTTGGGAATATATCCAAAGAATTTTCTGATTTTCAAAATGACATGACTAAACTTTTGAAATTAGAACCGTCTAAGAGCTTCAATGAATTTATTGCTAATATGCAAGAGATCGATCCTGATTTGGTAGAACCTATTTCAAAAATATATATAACATTTACTAAATTGAAACAACAAGAAGATAAAAAGAAGTAATGAGAAATTTAAAAACATTAATTACCGAAGATCGTGTTTTGAGAGATTTACTTGGGGAGTCTCATTACAAACAATTAACAACTTCTGAAAAATCCGATATATTTGAAGCAGCTGATGTATTTCGTTCATATTTAGATGAACTACATCGTGAACTCAGTTCAGATCAAACATTAATCAATGAGGGAATCTTTGATAGAGCCAAAGCTCAGTTTTCTGGAACTATTGCTGGTGCTAAACAATTAGGAAAAAATTTATCTGGTAAAGATGCTGTTGATCCAGCTGCTGCTAAAAAAATGGCAATGATCAACAATAGAATTGATACTTTTAAGAAAAATCTTGGAACACATTCTGCTAAAATGTTAGCTGATTTGGCTAAAGGTGGATTTGATCCTAAAGTTGTTAAAAAATTAAATACGTTTGTAGAAAAGAATTTAAAAGAAACTCATGGTATAACGATAAAAGACACTAGCATAATGGCTAGGTTGTCTGATACTGCTGGTGGAGTTAGTAAAGCTGCATTGAAAGCGTCAATGCCAATCATTCAGAAAGTGATTAAAGAGTTTGGTGCTAAGATGGATGCTTTGTATCAGAAGTCTGGCCCAATCAAAGGATTTGACGATAAATACAAAAAAATGATTACTTCGCTTAAAGCGAAACATCCTGAAGCTACCAAAGCGTTATCTAAATTTTCTAAATTTGCACTTAAACATAAAAGTAAGGGAACTATCATAATTGGTGGTTTGGTTGCTTTGATGACTGCTGCTGGAGCTACTGGTCCAATGGCACCATTAATTGTTGGTGTTGGTATGAGAGGTATGTTCGGTTTACTTGCTGGTGAACCTCCTGCTAAGGCATTTGGAAAAGCAGCTATTACTGCTCTGGTAGGTAAATTTGTTGGTGGTGAAATAAAAGAATTTTTCGGTGGATTGTTTGATGGTGTTTCTGTGGGTGGTGCTGGTGATGCGGCTGCTGAAGCTGGTTCTGAGGCAGCATCTGAAGCGATGGGAGAATTAAGTGGGGATGTTGAATTGTGGAAGAGTAATATAGCAAGTCGCATTCAAGATGCAATTGACAATCAAGATTTTGAAGTTAGTGATTCTCCTAATGGCGGAAATACAATAAAAGGATTCCATGCTTCTGGAGTATTAAATAGTTTATCGGATGAAGACAAAAAATTATTGATATATTCAATGTCAAGAACAGATTCGTCTATGAGTGCTGATATGGCAAGGGAAAAACTTAATATGTATTTCACGCAAATTGCTTCGGGACAAGCTGACTCTGAGAAGATAGGTGAATTTTTAGGAAGAAGGCTTGAAGGAAAGGCTAGACGGGCTGCTGAAGCTGGAAATGAAAAAGCAATTGATATGTTAAATAAATTACTTGATGGCGCTGAATCATCTAATAAAGGAGAAATTGGAATGGATGGGAGTGTTACTGATTCCGGTGGTGATGTTGAAGATGCGGCCACAGAAGCGGGATCGGGGGCTGCTGGGGAAGCCATGTCTTCTGAAGAATTATATAAATCTAATTTAGAATTAGCTTCGCTGGCTAAAATTGAGTCGGTGGATGATTTAAGCCGATATATACGTGAGCTTCCAAAAGAACAAAAAACGGAAGTTTTTAAACATTTGGGATTAAAAGGGCAGACTCCAGAATTGATTCAGTCGTTTGCAGATTCTATAAATGACACAGGAGTTGACCCAGAGGAATTAGCAAAAGCGTTGACGAAAGCAGAGGTTAGTCCTGACGATCTTGGACAAACAACTGATTTTTCCGTTGATGATGTTAAACAAAAATATCCTGAACTTGAAGGAAAAATGGGATTAAGCTCTGATGGTGATTTATTAGCAGCTGGTAAAATGATAGATAATTATGGAATTGATGAAGATCAAGTGAAAACAATTGCTATGAGTAAAAACATAGAAGATCTATCTGACAAACAAATGGAATTTTTATCAAAAAATGCAAATCAATATGAATTAGGAAAAACTGTAAACTTAATGGGAATTCCTGACGATGATTTAATATCGGTCATGAAAAAACATGATTTGGATTTGAGTGATATGAAAATGTTATATCTTGATAAAACAGGAATTGCTCCCGATCAATATGTTGGTCCGAAATTGTATATGAAGGCAGTAACTCAACTGATTGATGACAATGGAGGTAATAAAAGTATTAACGGTAGAGCATTAGCCAATAAGATTGCTGAATTATCTGGAAAGTAGTTTTTTATAGACGATTTTTAAGGAATATGAAAAAACAAGAATTGAAACAAATAATAAAAGAGTGTATCATAGAAGAGGGATTCGTTGGTGATACTGGAAAATTCATAGGCAAAAGTTTTAAGAATGTTGGAAAAGGAATGGGAAAGCTTGCTTTAAAAGGAGCAGGCATTTTAAGTTCTGCTGCTATTATGACAGCCGCCAAAGCTGCTGGTTGGGGTGCTTCTGAGGTTGAACGTTTAGCAAAAGAATTAATGCAAAAATCACAAGAAATGAAAGCGTTGGAGGAACAGAGAAAACGTTTAAAATAAAATACATTTATATTTATAGTCATGAACGAAAAAATAAATACAATTCGCAAACACATTCGTAAACTTGTGTCTGAACAAATCAACACCGATCGTCGTATGGTTGGTGAATTGGAACAGATGAACAAGTCGATTCAATCTTTAGACAAAAACTATAGAGCGTTAATCAATAATTCATTTTCACGTATCGTATTAGATGATGGAAATGGCGGTAAACTATTTGACGTTCAGTTATATCCTGTTGTGGATTCTATGGATAATTGTTATGACATGAGAGCATACATTCATTCTGCTAACAGAATTTTCCGTAAAGGATTGGGTTGTGATGAAGTTTGTGATTTTATTAAAGACGAGTTGAAAGATTTAATCGACGGTGATCCAACATATATTAAAAATTTCAACAAAGGAAAGCGTCCTTATGAAAAAGACGGTGACTACGAATACAAACCAACCGCATTAGCGGAAGCTAAAAAGAAACAGAAATTGCAAGAAAGTGTTACCATGCAATGTGGACGGTGTGGGGACTATTATGGATCTGACTATGAGTGGGAAGAAGCAGGTTATCCTAAGTGTGGGAATTGTGGAGGTAATTACCAAGCTGAAAGTGATTACGATGATTACGACGAAAGCGAATACAATGAGGGTAAATTAACTAAATCAACTAATAATATTGCTGAAGGCAAAAAGAAAAAAGAAGACAAATGTGATTGTGATTCTACCGTTGGTGACATGGAAGAAGTCAAAAAAACAAAACGTCAAGAAGAATTTGAAGGAAAAGACTTAGAAGAAGTTGCTTTTGAAGAGTTGTTGCCAGGAATTGGATTAGAAGAACTTGCTGATAAAATAGAAAATGCTGTTTGGGGTGCTATAAAAAGAGCCGGTGAAGAAAAACACAAGAAAACTGCTAAAGCAGACCACGATGTTAAAAATTTAAATGCTGATAAACACACAACTTCAGCTAAAAAACGTCAGTCTGCTAAAACAGATAAAATGAAAGACAAACCTAAGAAGCATGAAACCAGTCATAAACTAAAAGGTAAAGATTCTAAGGTTAACACTCCGAAATTAAAAGATCTTGCAAAAGATTCTCGCAAAGCGGAAAAAACTACATATGGAGTTCATCCCAAAAACGACAAAGACGAAGAATATAAACCTTCTAAAAAATCAAAAAAATAAAATAAACCTTTGATTGAAAACCCGCTAAATTATAAAAAGCGGGTTTTTTTGTGCATTTTTTAAAAAAAGTGTTGACTTTTTATAATTCGTGATGTAATATATTAATCATGAAATACAATGAATCTGAAATAACTTCTAAAAATACGTTTTCTATTAAGGCAACGTCTCGTTCCTTTGCTATTTTGTCAAAGGGAATTTACACTTGTGAAATATCCCCTCCGATTAGAGAGTTAGCAACAAACGCTTATGACAGTCATGTGGCTGCTGGTAAAACAGACGTTCCGTTTGAAGTTCATTTGCCAAGCGAAACTGAACCATATTTCTCTGTTCGTGATTATGGGGTTGGAATGAACGTAGAGGAAATTCAACGTATTTATACAACATATTTTGAAAGCACCAAAACACAAAGCAACGATTATGTTGGTTGTTTGGGGTTGGGAAGTAAATCTCCATTTTGTTACACTGATAAATTTTCGGTGGATTCTTTTCAAAACGGAAAAAGACACTATACCGAATGTTTTTTGAAAGAAGGAATTCCGTCATACACTCCAATTGAAACCGAAAATACAACTGAAGATAATGGCATGCTCATTAAGTTTTCTGTGAAGTCAAATGACATTTATACATTTAACCGAAAAGCTACTGAAATTTACAATAGATTTTTAAGTCGCCCAAAAATTGTAGGCGGTAACGATACATTTGAATATAAAGAAGTCAAACATTCATATTCAGGCGATGGGTGGGCTTTAATCGATGGTGAATATAATTCACAATCTCATGCTATCATGGGAAATATTGCTTATCCAATTTCTTCTGATAAATTGAAATTAAATTCATATTCAAGTAACGAAGATGAAAAGAAGATTTTCGCGTTAATTCGTTGTGGAGTTGATGTGACATTTGGTATTGGTGAGTTAGAAGTCGCTGCAAGTCGTGAATCATTACATTTCGACGGTGATACCATCAATAATGTCAAATCTAAATTGTTACTTGTATTTGGCGAACTGGAATCGTTAATTGGAGAAAAGTTCTTGAAATGTAACTCTAAATGGGAAGCTATTTGCTTGTATTATGAGTTATACAATGGATCTATGTTTGATTCTTCAATGAGGAATATTTTTAATAAATTTAAATTCAAATACAAAACACAGGAGATTAATTCTTATGTTTTTAATTTCCGTAGTTTATTGAATGTTAGAGATTATATAACATACACTAGATTTCATTATGGATCTCCGAATCAATATAGATGTGATTCTGTTAAGAAGGTTAGAAGAAAGTCAGCGGATGATATTTCTTGTAACAAGAATGTTATGTTCGTAATTGATGATCTAAAAACTGGCGGAATTTCACGTATTAGATTTTTCATTGAAAATAATAAGGAAAAAATTGTATATGTTCTTGACGGACGCAATGATTCTGCTTTGTTACAATCTCTCGGATATTCACGTGATAATGTGGTCAATACTTCAACTCTTGAAAAACCTCCGGTGGTAAAACGAGATAAATCAAAAACTCGTATACCTTCTATTAAAGTTTTAAAAGAATATATCAGCGATTATTCAGTAACTCAAAATTGGAAAAAACAATCGATTGATGATGTTAATACTGGAACCTATTTTTACATTGAGTTGGATCGAAATGATATGATAAATTCTGTGTCTGGAAAAGGAATTTCATATCATGTTATGGAAAGAATCATTGAAGAGTTTAAATTACAGAAAATAATTTCCGGTGATTTCGTTTTATATGGGTTAAATAAAGTTAATGTTAAAAAATATGGAAAATTGAAAAATTGGAAAAGTTTTATTCATTTTATTTATACATCCATATTCAAATATTTCAGCAAATTAGATTTATCGACGGTATTATCCGATAAAGAATTTTATGCAAACCATCAAATGGTTATCTCTGAGATGGTTAAATTGTCTGACTTACTTAAAGAAGATTCTATGTATTTCAATAAGCTGTATACCGATCTTGTTAATTTTATGGAATTTAAGAATGTATTAAGTTTACATTCAAAGATGATTATGATTTCAGATAATCTTTCTGTTACTCCGTATTTAGTAGAACAATCTTTTGAACCTTCTTTGGATTTGGATTTGTATACTGAAACTGTTAACAATTATCCAATGTTGAGATTTGTAAATGAAAAATTAAACTCATATCGTGGAATTGATGATAACGAAGCGACATGTGCTAAAGAATATGTTAAATTAATTGAAAACACACTGTAAATAAAAAGGTATAAAAATGAAAAATAAAACAAAAAGAAAAAAACTAATTATCGAATGGCCTACTAATAGTTTTACCATTCAAGATATACAATCGTTACATCCTGATGCTAAGAATATTACATTGCGGTATCGAATTAATAAAGCGTTAGAAAATAATGTAATTACTTGTATAGGAAACAATACGCCTTCTATGGGCAGACCTACATTGGTATTTTGTAAGACTGTCAGGTTGGATGAGTGTTTAAAAGAGTCTGTAGAAAATGGCGTTGTGATAAATGAAGAGTTTGAGGATTATATCGTCGAAGTCGTAAAAGTATCCGATGTAAAACATTTAATCAACGAAAATACTGTAAAAGTATGATTGCTTCATTTATATCATTATTTCTATGTTTAGGGTTATCTTCTACGATTATTCTTTATAGTTTAATCGTATTAGGTCTTCCGATTGAAATAACTGCTAATAATATAGGAGCGTCTTCTGCTATATTATTTGTAATTATTACATTATTATCCACGTGCATTGTAACTTCCATGAAGATATTTTCAAATGGCCGAGACAAAGAAGCTGCTGAACAATTTTCTAAAATCAAGAAACAAATGGAAGAAAAAGGCGGTTCTTTTGATAATTAGTAGTATATGCCTGCTACTAAAGAACATCCAAAATCAAATGATAATCTTTATGTCTTTATCGATAATAAAAAATATTCAATGGCTAACACCAATGACCTAAAAAATTTATCATCAACTTCTAGTAAAGGAAGACGATCATTTTTATTCTATTTCACTGGCAAGTCAAAGAATGAAACTCAGTCAACTATACTAACGATTGCACGTGTGATGTCAGCGCAAGGTAGAACACCTATCATTAACATATATACTGATGGGAGTGTGTCTGCTTCAATGTTGGATCGTATGAAGAAAGAATGGTATTCTTTAATAAAGAACGCCACCGAACAGATAAAAACTGATAAATTGAAGGCTGAACAATCATCAAAAGAAAAAAAGAAATAGATTGACAAATCTATAAAAATAGGTTATAATACACATTATGTTTAATGATTTTTTTGAAGAGCCAGATGGCTTAAGCGAATATGACGAAATGAAAGAAGGCATTCTTGAGAATTTAAATTCCATGAAAGCCATGTCTGTCACTGAGGCTACATTCAAGAAGAAATACTTAGAGGTTCAAAATTTCTTGAATCATGCTACTCAATCTGATATCACTAAGGCTAAAATCTGGACACCAACCGATATAAATAATAAAGAGCAAACCATCAAAGAGTTGGAACAAATGCAGCCTGAGATTGTATTCGTTGAACCTGACAATGATGCTCTTGCATTGGATTGGTTGATGTTACGTGTTTTTTGTCATACAATGCCTTTTGATCAAACTCCTGGACGGTTTCTAAGATTTCTTATACGAGATAAAGTTACAGAAAAATATTTAGGTGCTACTTCTGTATCAAGTGATGTAATTTGTATTACGGTAAGAGACAATTATATTCAATGGGAAAAAGAAGCTAAATTAGGCGGTTTACTAAAAAATTCTGCTATTGGTTCTTGTATCATGTCAACACAACCATTTGGATATAATTTTTTAGGAAGTAAATTAGCTGCTTGTATGGTAGTATCAAGTGTTGTTAGAGACACGTGGGAACGTTTATATAAGGATAAATTGGTTGGAATGACAACTACATCGTTGTATGGAACAAAATCGTTTTATAATGGTGTTCCTGTGTGGAAAAAGTGTGGAGCATCTGCTGGTAAGATTGCACTTAAACCTGATGATAAATATTATGAGTGGTGGCATGATTATGTAAAAACGGAATATGCTGAAGAGTATGAAAAAAAGATGACTCAAAAAGAGGGAGTGAGTGGTCCTGTGACGGGAGCCAAACAAAGAGTTATTGACATGATTTTCAGACATTTAAAGATAAAGTCAGGTGACTATCAACATGGTTTTGAACGTGGAGTATATTACAGTTGTTTTTATGATCAAACATTGCAATATCTTCGCGGTAAATGTAAATTAAAAAGTTTAAAATTGAAACCAATGTTTGAGGATGAAAATTTAATTTCATACTGGAAGGAAAAGGCTATCAAACGATATTCTAAGTTGCACGATGAAGACAAGTTGTTGCCTGAAGTTACATATTATAATGCTATGATTAACGAAAGTTATGAAACAGCGAAAAACAAATTTTTTAACAATGTGGGAAGATGAATTTTTTGAATGGGAGGGTTATGGAAATAAGCAATTTGACCCTTATATATTACAATTACCTAGAATAGTTTATGCTGGTTTATGGGATGATAATTGTTTATATGACATAGCCAAACGATGTTTTGATGAAAACAAGATATTTGTATTCATTACTACTGCTAAAATGAATACTGAATATCCGCTTATGTTGAAGAAATGTTTAGCTTATTTAGAAGATCATATGTGGATTTATGAAACTAGAGGTATGGTTACCAGAGTTGTTCTTGAAAGCAGAGCAAGAAAATACGTAGAACATTATAAAAATTCGGAGTTATATCATGCTTGATTTAGAGGTATTTGTGGTTGAAAATCAACAGAACAGTAAATATGATGAACGATTGCGTAAGTCTGCTTTTGTTAATGATGTTAATATAAATTGGATTGGGAACGGTGTTGATTGGAAAGGAAATTCCACTAAAATAAAATTATTTATAACTTTATTGTGCAGAAGTAAAGCAAAGTATGCTTTATGTTTAGATAGCAGAGATGTGTTGTTTTATGATAAGTTGGAAACTATATGTAAACGATTTAAAATATATCTCGATCGGGGATATAAAGTTGTCTATAACGCAGAAACCAATTGTTTTCCTCGTCCTGAGATCGCTGGGATGTTTCCAAGTCAAGATAAGAAGTATAAATACCTTAACTCCGGAGCAATCATAGGCGATCGAAGAAGTATTGTTAGAATATTCAGACAAGCGAAAAAATGGCATTCTAAAATGCCTTATATAAAGAATGATCAATATTTTCACCAAGCATATTTTTTAAGATATGGTAATGAAAAGAAAATTACATTAGACTATAATTGTAATATATTTCAAGTAATGTGGGATCAGGGTATGGGCGGCAGCGCTAATTATGACTTGATCTATTCAAAAAATTACATATACAACCAACATACTCAATCATTTCCATGTATATTTCATTATCCAGGTCCATCGGGAACTGCTGAAACTGTATATAGAATAATAAATAAAAATTTTTATTGACAACTCGATTTTATTGTGTTACCGTATGATTTAAACGTATAATAAAAAATAAAAAATAAAAAATGAATAACTATATTAAACATAATATCCGAGAAATTGGAGATCATATCAATGAGACATATTTGAATTCCAAGGATACTAATATGCCTATTGTTACTGAATTTCACGTTCCTTATAACGTAACATATGTTGATGCTATGAGTTCTGATTTTGAGAATTACAAATCATCATGTGTTGATGAATTGAAACAACCTCCCGCTCAGTCGTTTGTGGATAACCGTCATACTGCTGTGTATTATACCGATTATTGGATTGCTTGTGTTTTGGGAACTATTAAGCGTGAAGTTTGGATTGGAATTCCAACTAATAAACCTTCTCCCGAATGGTGTGTTTATGATGGACAAAATAAATTGACTGTTGATTCATCATTTACCAAAAACTCAAGTTTGAGATGGTGGAGTGATATAACTGGAATCAAAACCGACGTTTTAAAAGCCAGAGTTGCTGAATATAAACGCATTCATCCATATTCAGTAAATTATCCTTCTATGATTGAGTTGACTGAATTTTTGAATACACATGATGACTCTGGGGTTTGCTTCAAACACTTTTTCAATTCTGATTTGTTTCCGATATTAACTAAGAATTTAACGGATCATGTTAGATGGAAGATTACATTTGCTCATGAAATGTTATTAATTTCTCTGATGAAAGAGGAAAATAATAAAAAATTCCCCCACACGTCTCAACATTTATTTACAATCGACTTTGCAGGAACTTCATATTTTCCATTGATACAGAGTGATTTTAAAACTAGGAATTCATCTTTATATCAAAAACGCATAAATTCAACTGTAAATAATTCAAATCTTTTGCCTGTTAAACAGCTGAAAAATAAAACAGAAGGAAGTGATCCCAAAAATGAGGTTTTTGTTAAGGGTAATATGTTAATGACTCATATCAACGTATGTGATGATAAAAGTGATGTGTTTACATATGACTTGAAAAGCAAAACCGAACTTACTAAAATTGCAAAGGTTAAGGTCGATTACAATGATGATTCTGATAGGGTGTTTAGAAACAAACATAATTTAAAAATGGTATCTCTAAATAACTCAGATCACAAGAAAATGAATGATATTCATGAATTTAATTCAAAATTATTAGATGTTTCTTGTGAATGGGGGATTAAACAAGGTGCTAGAGCGAAAAAGAAAAACGTATATTCAAAGTTTAGAGAGGTTATAACTGAACTTAGTAATAAGGCTAAAGAATCTAATAATAAAAACTTTCTAACGAGAGGTGAAGAAGGATATTTATCGGATTCTCTCCTTACTTCTTTAGATATTTCAAATTCGACTTCCTGGTATACTTGGGCCGAATACGTTTCAAAAAAATGGTTTACGAAATACAGTTCTAAGGTAAAATGTCCAAATTCTTATATAACCGACATTCTTGAATTGACATTCCGAGAATTGACAGAATTTGTTAAAAATAACTTTAATAGTTTGTGTGGAGATGTTTTTAGTGAAACGTGTGGTCGGAAAATTCCAAAAGATACGATTGGTCATGTTGTTGTCATAAGAAGCGTATTGGATATTGTATATAAATCATACACAGTGTCGGAATCTGATCGTAAACGCGAAGAAGCTATACCTGTTGACATGTTATTGAGAACACTGGGAATGTCAGTTCGCTCCGATGGTTTTATTTTTCATGATCCATTAACGGGGTCAGATTGTATGATTGATCATAATGCTGTTAGTGATCATGTCATATCCGATAAACATAATGGTCCTGCTACTATATATAATAATGTTATAATGACTTCACGGTATAATTCTATGAAGAATGGGGATGGTTTTATTGCTAAAGATTCTCCCGATTATTATTCTATTATGTTGAAAACATTAGAATTGAGTTATAAACACAATCCTGTGTTATCAAGAGAGGATTATAAATTTTCAAAACGAAATTTTGAAGATGCGATTGAATATTATTCACTTAATCCTAAAAAATGAATTTATTGTGGCGAACGTTTAGTTCGCCACAATTTTCTTGACTTTTTCTATAATGTGTGGTATTTTGCTTAAAAACAAAAACGAACGCTATTTATAAACATGGATAATATATTTTTTGAAGATACAACTGATGATTTGGAATATAAATATAAAATATTAGTATGGCCTAATTGGACATTTTCTAATAATTTAAATGCTGATTCCTTTACAATTGTCATCGAAAATGTCATCAACGTTTTGCCTAAAAATATTTACTGGACAATTCCGTATCACGATACCAAGTTGAGCAAGGGTAATAAAGGAATCGCTCAGTTGAATAAATTTGATAATGTTGAATTGGTAAAGTATGATTTTCCTACATATCCCAACACAATGCGTTGTGATTTCAACACATCTGCTTTTAAAAAATTAATTGATTGGGAACGAAACGATTGGGATATTATATATTCACATCTTCCTGAACATACTTCTCAGATCTCAAATGTATTACACAACGACACTAACATCACGCCAAAAATCGTGGGGTATTGTCATTGGTATGAAGTAAACGAAAATACAGCTTACGACAAGCGTTTGATAAACCAAAATCTTTTGGGAACATTAGAGATGGATGAATGTGGAGTAAATACTGCTTGGTTACGTGATTTAGTAATTGATAAAACTTCTGATGTATTTAATGAGGACGCTGCAAAACGTTTTAAAGATATAATCCAACCTCACTACTTAGGAATTGATAATTACGACTTTAATTGGTCAAAAAAGACTCCAAACAGCATTCTGTTTAATCACAGACCAAACGATTATACTGGTTGGAAAAAGTTCTTAACTGTTATGGATGAAATTTACAAAGAACGGCAAGATTTTACCGTATATGGAACATTGGTAAACGAAGAACGTCCTTATATCAAAAAGGTTAGTTTTCCAGAAAGAGAAGATTATTTAGACTTTTTGAAGGAAATGACAGTTGGTATATGTTTTTTCCAAACGTATTCCGCTTGGAGCATTTCTGCTACAGACGGAATGAGCCGCGGCGTTCCGTATTTGATGCCTAATAAACTTTGTTATCCTGAAATGGTTGGTGAAGATTATCCTTTGTTTTATAATGACAACGATCATTTTAAGGAACTATTGAATGGTATATTAGACAATAATAAAAACCCTACAATTACTAAAGCGGTAAAACACGTAAAGAAAATTATTCCTGATATGACTTGGGATAAACAAGTAGCTAAGTGGTTTAATGGATGGGATATATTTGATTTAAAACAAATCAAATCAGAGACGGACGCTTATAAGAAGATAAGACAATTTATTCTTGATGAAAAAATAGTAACAAAGAAGCGGATATTAGATTATATGAATTGGGGAATCAACATAAAGTTTTCACAATATAGAAATCGTTTGCGGAATGAACCTAATATAAAGTTCACTAAAAATAAATACATAGCTACTGATTAGAGCATATATACAATACATATAGTCAGAACTTCAACTAAAGGTCTGATTATGAATGATATTGTAAGTATTACCCCTGAAGAAGCTATTCTCAAGATATGGCAAAAAAATCCTAACACGAAAATTGACCATTATTTTGAGTTCATACCAAACGAAGATTTTACGACGGTTGATATTTTAGTTTGTGAACAATATAAAAACTCCAAACTAAAAGAAATGTATTATGGATATCAACCAGAGTATTCTTCATTGGATAAATCTAAAATAAAAATTAACAACGAAATTAAGTTCAAGATAATTCAATATTTTGAAAATAATAAAATACGAATGCTTTGGCGTTAGGTATTTTTATAAATTGACAACACATTTAAAAAAGGTTATAATAAGGTCATGTATCAAAACATACACACTGATGTAAAAAACAAAAAGGTTACAATTTTCGACGATGAAAAGGGAATGGTTACATTTGAATTTGAACCATACGCTTTTCGTAAAGCATCTGGCGGAACATATACTGCTATGGATGGAAACACGTTAGAGAAGACAACTAAGTTCCGTCGTGGAGATCCTACAGTATATGAGTCTGATGTTCCTATGGATACGCGTGTATTGATTGATTTATATGGGGATGATGACAATCCAAGTAAAAATCATTGTTTGTTTAATTTTGACATTGAGGCTGATAAGGGAGAACAAGGATATTCTAAGCCGGAAGACGCAACGGAAGCGATTACATCTGTAGCATTTAAAGACAGCAACAGTCAGTTACGTAGAGTGTATGTGATTGATGTTGATAATGAAGTTGAAGATGCTGACACTGAGGATGATTTAGGCAAAGTAATTGTTCGTAGATTTGACAGTGAGAAGGAAATGTTAAGAGCGTTTCTTGATGAATATATGTTAATCAAACCAACGATTATAACTGGTTGGAACATTTGGGGATATGACGTTCCTTATTTATACAATCGTTTAAAACGTGTGTTTGATGCTAAAGTTGCTAAGAGTTTAAGTCCTATTGGTAAAGCACACGTTACAAAAAACGACAATGGTTCATTTGATTGTACAATCGCTGGGGTATCTTGTTTAGACTATTTAGAATTATATAAAATATTCACATATACTCAGTTACCTAATTATCGATTGGATACGGTTGGTAAATTAGAGGTTGGAATGGGTAAGATTGAATATGATGGAAATTTAAATGATTTATTTAAATCCGACATTAATAAATTTATTCAATACAATTTGACTGACGTTGACATTGTTGATGCTATTGACAAAAAAATGAAGTTAGTAGAGTTGACACGTGGAATTTGTCATATCTGTCATGTTCCTTATGAATGTATTCGATTTTCTTCACGATTTTTGGAAGGTGCTTTATTGACATATCTTCGTAGAAAAGATTTGGTAGCTAACAGCCGACCTAAGAAGATTGAACAAGATGAAAACGAAGTTGGTTTTATGGGAGCGTTCGTAAAACAACCTGTTCCTGGTTTATACGAATGGATTTTCTCAAACGATTTAGCTTCTCTATATCCGTCTATCATTCGTAGTTTAAACATTAGTCCTGAGACTAAGGTTGGCAAGGTATTAAATTGGGATGAAGTTAAAAAACCGTTTTATGATGATCTTGACAGAATTAAAGACGGTGTTACTTTGAAAGTTGAGGTTGGTGCTAACATAACGGACGTGTCTAAAGAAAAATTCAACAAAATGTTGAAGGCTAATAATTTCTCACTTAGTTCATGTGGAGTATTTTATAATCAATCGAAACGTGGTCTTATTCCTGAAATCTTGGATAAGTGGTATGCTGAACGTAAAGAATATAAAGCACTTGCATCTAAATTTTCAAAAGAGGGTGACAAAGACAAAGAGGAATATTATGATCGAAGACAATTGATTCAGAAGGTGTTCTTAAATTCTCTTTATGGTGTATTAGGATTAAATGGATGGCGTTGGTATGATTTGGATAATGCTTTGAGTGTAACTGCTACTGGTCAAGATATTATTCGTGCTACTGAAAACGAAGGATGTAAACGATATGTTGATTTATTGGTGAAAGCCGGAGCGGATCGTGACAAGGTAAAGGATGTAGATTATGTTACATACGTTGATACGGACAGTAATTATTTATCGAATAAACCATTGGTTGATCAATTAGGAATTGCTGGTGATGAAGAAAAGTGCAAACAACTTACAATTAAAACATCTGATTATTTGGTTGACAATATCAATATTTATTATGATAAGTTAATGACCGACGCATTTGGGGCTCCTGATCATTTCATTAGCACAGAAGGGGAAACTATCGGTAGACGTGGTTTGTGGATTACAAAGAAACGTTATGCTATCCACAAGGTATATGATTTGGAGAAAAAGAAAGACACTGACAAATTCCACATTAAAGGATTGGACGTTGTAAGATCATCATTTCCGAAGAAGTTCAAAGAATTGATGTTGGATGATTCGGGAGACAAACCAAAAGGAATTATTGCTGATTTTCTATTTAACGTTGATAAGTCTATTATCGACGAAAAGATATTAACTTTGAAACGTGACATTGGAACATATCCGATCGAAGAAATCGCTCGTAACACAGCGGTAAAAGAGTTATCTAAATTTGACAAACATTGTGGTGATTGTGTAATGGGAGAATTTCCGAAGGTTAAAAATGCCAAAGGACAAACCCTTGCTTTTCCAGCACACGTTAAAGCTGCTTTAAATTTCAATAGTTTGATAAAACATTTTAAAATCGAACATAAGGCTGAACCGTTATTTAATGGTGAAAAAATCAAATATGTTTATTTGAAGCCTAATGAATTTGGGTTATCTGAATTGGCATTTCGTGGTTATCAAGATCCTAAAGAGATTATGGATTTCATTGAAAAATATGCTGATGGTAATGCTTTATTTGAAAATGAGTTATCGAAAAAGTTGAATGATTTTTATGGTGCTGTCAAATGGGACATTCCAAGTGAGAGTGATAAAGTTGTAGACGAATTTTTTAGTTTTTAAAATTTATTATGAAAAAGTTATTAATTATATTATTGATGTGTCTTGGCAGTTGTTTAGTTGCACAAGACTTCGTAGATGAAAATCTACAAGCCGAAATGGCCGAAGTGGAAAAATGGATGACGTTATTAAATCAAGCGGAACTTCATTATATTGATATGAGTGAATATCCTACGGAGTTAAGTAGATATCAACTTATAATCACGGAACAATTGGAAACTTATATGATGATCATTGAAGATGCTGAAATCAAAAACTTTGATGGTGAAGATGTTTCAGGTGATCTAACTAAAGCTAATTCCATATTGGATAAATTAAAAGAGTATAAGTTTATATTCGATGATTATGTAGCATATAAGGCTACCGAAAATTCAAAAACTATGTTAAAGTTTGCTGTTGTATCGGTTAACTCTGGCAAACCTCAACGTCGTATAAAGTTAGAAGCATATAATGCTACTGTTGGAATGGCTCCAATCAAAAAAGATAAGGTTGCTCGTAGAATTGGATCGATGAATAAATATGTGTATTCTGATGGAAGTAACGTATATTTCCTAAATGGAAGACTATATCAAGTTGGTGGAACGGTTGGTTTAATGGGAAGAAACTTTCAAAAATGAGTGATTTAAGATACAAATTAGATAAATTGGATTTGTCGGGCGGAACTCCCGACAAAAAAGAGATCGTGGTTTTAAAGTTTTTAGAAGACGGACAGCCTAATCAGATTATGTCGTTACAAGCGGAATTGCAAACGTTAAAAAACGAAGCACAATGGGAAAATGTGTGTTTTTTGGTATTACCTCCACACATTCATTTAGCAAAATTAAGTGATGAGGATTTAGAATCTATGAATTTATATAGAAAATAGACTTTTTATAAATTGACAAATAAAAAATAAGTGTTATACTAAAAGAAGTAAACAACAAAAATTAAATTAATATGGAAAAAATAAAATTAGATGGTTTCATTAAACGGTATAATCTCGCTGGTTGTATCGAAAGTGTTAAGGTTGAATCAAGTAAAGATGATAATAACATCAAAACTTCATTTATTTCAGAGGAAAAACATGTAATTGGAAATGTTGAGTTAAAGCAAAATAACTTTGGCGATTATACATTAGGTGTTGCTGATACAGCTAAACTGAAAGGTTTGTTAGGTGTATTGGGAAGTGACATTGATGTATCTACTACAAGTGCTGATGATCGTGTTATTTCAATCAATTTAAGTGATAAAAATACTGATGTTAATTGCATTTTATCGGATATCTCAGTAATCCCAAAAGTTCCTAATTTCAAGGGATCTCCTGAATGGGATGTTACTATTCCGATAGATTGTGAATTTGCTGATAGGTTTAAACGTTCAAAAGGAGCATTACCTGATGTAAACACTTTCACATTGGTAAAAGACAAAAAGAGTAAAAAACTAAAGTTGGTGATTGGTTATTCTTCCATCAACTCAAATCGAATTTCACTGGATGTTGAAACTGAAGACGACGAAATTACATTGGAAAAACCAATTTCATTTTCAGCAAAGTATCTAAAGGAACTTTTACAAGCCAACTCTGACGCAACTGAAGCTAAGTTGGAAGTGTCTGCTAAAGGCTTAGCACACATCAAGTTTTCTACTGATGATTATGAAAGTGAGTATTTCTTAACAGAGATTCCACAAGGAAACTAAAAATAAAAAAGGTTATATGAGTGAAGTAATTACACAAACTGGAACTTCTGAAATTAAAAGTTTTCTTGTAAAGGGAACATTCGATGATGGTATGCTTAGTGACTTTCTTACTTTTCACCGTGAGTGTATTGCTCATGGTGTAAAGGAAGCGTTTGTATACATTGATTCTCCTGGTGGTGCTGTTCATACGTTTGCTTCGATGCAGGCTTTAATGAGAAGTGGTGAAGTCGCTTATCACACAATTGCTATGGGTCATGCTTGTAGCGCTGGGTGTTTACTAACTGCGATGGGTAACTTCCGTTGGGCGATCCCTGAGACTATGTTTATGTTTCATGATGCTAGTTCAATAGCGTGGGGAAAACAAAGAGATATCAAAGAAACTGTTGAATGGAATGAAAAGTGGTTAGAACGTGTGTTTGGCATTTTTGCTGAACAAACCAAACAGCCATTAGAGTTTTGGTTAGAGAAAGCATACAGTAAATCTTCTGGTGATTTATATTTCACTGCTGAAGAGGCTAAAGAGTGGGGGATGATTGATTTCATTGGCGTTCCTTTGGTTGAACGTTCACCACAATTTTTCGTGGAACTTCCTACTGATGCAGAGACATTTGCAGCTGAAAGTGAATTTAGAAGTCACAAATCTTCTGCTGGAATTGACATTTATGCTGAAGAAGAGATGGAAGAGGAAGAACCTGAACCAACTCCTGTTAAAAAGAAGGCCAAAAAGGTTACTAAGAAAACTGCTAAAAAATCAGCAAAGAAGAAAGCATAATAAATGTTTTTTGAGACAGACAACGAAGAATCTAAAACTAATGATGTGTATATTTGGGCGGAAAAATACCGTCCAAATAATTTAGACGAATATCTTGGGAACGAACAAATCAAGAATAGTGTATCGACTTACATTGAAACCGGAGAGATACCACATTTATTGTTTTATTCAAAGAAGCCAGGCACAGGAAAAACTACTGTAGCAAAAATGATTGCTAAGTCTATTCCTAGTGACGTAATGTATATTAATGCTTCCGATGAACGTAAACTTGATGACATTCGTGACAAGGTAAAGTCTTTTGCGTCTTCACTTGGATTCCAAAAATTGAAAATCTTAATTCTGGATGAGTGTTTAGACGAAAACACGTTAGTTACAGTATTACGTGATGGTGAATATAAAAAGATTCAAATTTGTGAATTAAATGATTCATCTGATTTGGTAAAATCTTATAACTTTGATAAAAATTTAGTTGAATGGACTCCGTTTTCTTTGATGGATAAGGGTGATCGGGAAACATATGAGATTGAATTTGAGAATGGTGAAAAGATTGTTTGTACAGATAATCACAAATGGTATGTTGAAATTGACGGTGATGTTGTAAGAAAACCACTATCATTTATAATTGAAAATGAAATTTCTGAAATAATTTCACCGAATATGATAGAATGACATCCAAATCCCAAAATATATTATATATATTTATATGGGATCAAAAAATAGATATAATAGGCGTCATTTTACCGATGATGAAATTCAAAGTTTGTTTGTTGAATGTATGGAAAATGGAGAGTTATATTCTCCATTTTCCAAAAAATTATTTGATACAACATATAAGTGGAGAAATGATATTATACGGAATATGGATGTTGAATCATGTAATAAATTTCTATTTAAATTTGAAGATGTGCGATATTGTAAATATTCCGGTGAAGTTCTAACCGAAACAGAATACTCATATTCTGAACGATATAAAGGATATAAGGGATTTAAAAAATATAAATTAAAATATATAGAAATGGGAATATGGAGAAACCGAAAAAAATCAAATCAAGAACGTGAAAAAATAAGTAAAAATATAAAGAAGTATTATTCAACTGAAGAAGGGAAACTTCGTGCTAAATTAACAGGTGAAAATAATTCAAAAAAATTGAAGGAATATTTTAAAACTGATAAAGGCATTCAACAAATAAAAGAAGTTGGAAAAAAACAATCCGAGTTGATGAAGGAAAAAATAAAAAATGGGGAATTTACCCCAAATATTACTAATTCATGGACTCACTGGAAAGCTATAATAAAAATAGAAAATATTGAACATAAATTCAGAAGTTCGTGGGAAGCCTGTTTCTTTTTATGTAATGATTACTTAAAATATGAATATCTTAGAATTCCTTATGTGGATGAAAACGGTATAAATAGAACTTATGTAGGTGATTTTTATGATTGTAATGCAAACATTCTATATGAAATAAAACCTGTGTGTGAATATAATAAACAAAAAACTAAAATATCATCTGCTATAGATTATTGTATTATTAATGGTATAAAATTTATTTGGATTAATGAAAATAACATATTAAAATACATTGACATTTCTAAATTTGATGATTATAATATGATACAATATAATAAAATGATTAAAGGAATAAAATGAAATTGAAAATTAAGTCTATAACTCCGGTTGGAAAGCGTCATGTATATGACTTGAACGTTCCCGGAAATCATAACTTTTATGTGGGAAACTCTGAAGTATTGACTTCAAATTGTGATAATATCACTCCTGACGGTCAAAAGGCTTTACGTAATATAATGGAGACATACAGCGGCCATTGTCGTTTTATATTGACATGTAATTATTATGAGAAGTTAATTGAACCGTTGGTATCGAGATGTCAGGTGTTTCATGTTCAGCCGCCTAAGAAAGCTGAGGTTGCTAAACATGTCGCTGGTATCCTTGATAATGAAAACATTAATTATAATGTCGAAGACTTTAAGGTATTGATCAAATATTATCCTGATATTAGACGTATCATTCAGACTGCTCAACAAAACTCCATTAGCGGAACATTAAAAATTAATGAAGCACAAGTTGTCGAAAATGACGCTAATATTAAATTGTTGGAAATTTTGAAAACGCAATCAAATAAAAAAGATTGCATTCGGAGTATTCGACAATTATTAGCGGATAATGGAGTAGCAGACTATACGGAATATTTTGACTATTTATTTGAGAATGTTGACGAGTTTGCTAAAAACTCTACTGCTAATGTAATTTTAACACTAGCAGATTATCAATATAAAGATGCTTTTGTAGCGAATAAAGAGATTAATTTCGCTGCATGTATGATTGAGGTTGTTAAGCACCTTTAGTTCGTTCGTATTAGTTGATTGTTGTAAACCCCGTGTCATAAACGACATGGGGTTTTTCTTGTATTTTTTTTAAAAAAGTGTTGACAAATATATAATAATTTGGTATCATTCATAAATGAAATCAACGATAAAAAGTTTCTTACAAGGCGATACTGATATAGAAGTATCTGAAGTCATAGACATTTTAAAGTCAGCTGACGATCAATACACCAACGAAGGCGATTCATTTCTAACTGACAGTGAATATGATTCTGTATATTTGTTGGCTAAGAGCATAGATCCGACGAATGTTTATTTTATTGGAGTAGGTTCAGATAGTAGGGTTGACAAGATCAAGTTGCCTTATCCGATGGGTTCGTTGGATCAGATTCAGGTTGGTGAATTGGAAGATTATGTAGCCAAGAAAAAATTAAAAAATTCTGATTTCATTATAAGTGATAAGATGGATGGTATATCTGTTTTGTTGGTGTATGATGAAAAGGGGGAACTTCAAATTGCTTTGACACGTGGAAATGGAGTTGAAGGTCAGGACATAACAAGACATGTCAAGTTTATTCCTGGTGTTCCGTCTAAGATAAGTGGAAAATGTGCTATTCGTGCTGAACTTGAGTTTAGTGAAACCGATTTTAACGACATTAAAGATGTTTGTTTGAGAAAAGGCGGTGAACAGTTTAAAAATGCAAGAAATGCAATCGCTGGTTTGGTGAATAATAAAGAAGTAAATGAAACTGCGTGTAATGCAATGACGTTGTTTGCTTATGAAATCATGGGTCATGCTGGTGATAAGTCTGATCAGATGTTGTCTCTTCAAAGTATGGGATTTAAAGTTGTTGAATGGATTTTGTGCGGACAGGATCGTTTACGTGACAATTTTTTATCTTCATATATCAATGAAAGAAAGCAAGATTTAGATTATGCTATCGACGGTGTTGTAATTGAGGTAAATGATGTGGTTATGCGTAATCTATTATGTAAATCCCAAAAACGTGACACATTGAATCCAGCATACGCAATTAAATATAAAGTGATGGATGCTGAAAATATAGCTGAAGCGGTAGTAAATCATGTAGAATGGAATGATAGCAAACATGGGGTAGCTAAACCGAAAATCAAGTTGGAGCCATTTGACTTACAAGGCGTAACCATCAGTAACGCCACAGGATTTAACGCAAAATACATTAAGGATCACGACATAGGAAAAGGAACTGTAGTTCGTATGACACGTTCTGGAGATGTTATTCCATATATAGTAGACGTAATTAGATCGACTACTGCTGATATGCCTGAAAACATTGATGAATATGAGTGGAGTGAAACTGGAGTTGATCTTATTTTAAAAGACTCTTCAAACAACGAAACTGTTTTATTAAAGAAATTATCGTCTTGGGCGACTGCTCTTGAGATTCCAAATTTAAAAGAAGGAAGCATTCAAAAGTTGATGGATGCTGGTGTAAAAACTCCTGCTGGGATTGTATTATGTGAAAAAGAAACCTTATTATCTGTATTAGGAAAAAACGGTGGTAAAGTATATGATGGAATAAACAAAGCGTTTAAAAACATTCCTATTGAAAAACTGATGGGAAGCTATCCTTCTTTTGGTGCTGGTGTTGGTCAACGTAAAATAAAACAGTTAATGGCTGTTGCTGAAGGAATGTCTTGGGATGAATTGTATGATGTTAGTATAGACGAAGTTGATGGTTGGGAAAAAAAGACATTTGATATTTTTGTCAAGGGGTTGCCTGAGTTTATTGAATATTATCAAAAAATACAACATAAAGTTACTTTAGAAGTAAAACAGACTGTATCTGACGGTAAATTAATTGGTGAAAAGATATGTTTTACAGGGTTTAGAGACAAAGATTTACAGGCGTTAGTTGAAAGTGAAGGCGGTGAAATTGTAAGTGGGGTTAGTAAGAAAACTACTATGGTAGTTGCTGTTGACCCAGATTCTTCCAGCGGCAAACTTAAAAAAGCTAAAGACTTAAATATAAAAATAATTTCAAAGTCTGAAATGGAGGAACTTGTAAAATGAATAAACACATAAGCGAATTGGAAAAATATTGTGAATTAAATTTCATGTGGAGGACATCGATTGAAAATCGTGAAAGATTTTATAATATATTTGATTCGCTTGTGTTTGCTGTTGATACGTTAGATGTTCAACATAAAGTGGATTACGAATTTCATAATCTATTAGATTTTATGGAAGAAATTGAAACGGAACGTAAAGATGTTAGATTTGTGTTTGACATTTGGGATAATTTTATTAACATAGACGGATCATATAACAAAACTGAATACGAAAAATGAAAAAATTAGTAAGAGATAAAATACCTGAAATGATTTTGCAAGAAGGAAAAACTCCTATTTTCCGCAAACTTAATGATTCGGAATATGAACATCAGTTGATTATCAAGTTCCAAGAAGAAATTGGAGAGTTGATAGCTGCTAGAACATTGGAACAAAAAGAAGATGAGTTAGGTGACATTGCTGAAATTGTAAGAGCGTTAATTGATTTTTATGGAATAAAGAACCGTATAAACTTCATTGGATATTCTAAACGAGAAGAAAGAGGTGGTTTTGATGAAAGAATCTTTTTAGAGGACATAATATGAACGACAAAAAATACAATTTTGTAATAGCAAGACGTTGGGATGATGAGCGTGATGCCTTGTGTGTTTATGCCTATGGTAGTGAAGTTCATTATGGAACTAAAAAAGATGCTGAATTAATGGCAAAAGGAATTAGTGAACGTTCTGATGATACTTATAAGCCATACTATATAGAAGTTAAATAAATAAGAACATAAAATGAGTGAAAAAAAGAAAAGTTGTGGTGTATTAGTTCAATGTGGAAATCGTTATTTAATGGTTCATTCCACAAGCGATTGGGCGCCATTTGTAAAAAACGATGGTCGTTGGGGATTTCCTAAAGGCGGTAAAAAAGACGGTGAAGAAGATAGAACTGCTGCCATTAGAGAACTATTTGAAGAAACTGGGATTGATTTGTCTACAGAACCTAAAAGTTTAGAGGAACATGCTTTATACAGCGGTGACATAAAAACATTTGTGGTATTTAAATATGTAGATACGGATATGAAACTGATGAATCATAAATTTCATTGTGATTCATATTTCAAAGACAAAAATGATATTGAGATGCCTGAAATCGATAGATATTATTGGGCTACTGAAGAAGAATTTGAAAATTTGTGTAAAGATGTTCATAAAGATAAGTTGTTTGTCAAAATTGATGAATCTGCTGAAAACGACGACGCAACTGAGCTAGAGATCGTTGATTAAAATAAAATAAAAAAATATTAAAAAAATCTTGACATTTTTGATTTATAGTGTATAGTTATTAATATAATTTAATTAGAAAAGAAAGCAAATACCTTCAATGAAAAACGTAATAGACAGTTTAAAACCCAATCATTCGTGGATGAATAATGATTCTCTGAATGCTGGTTTGTATTGTCTTGATACGGCGATTCGATTTGAGGGGAGACAACCAGTAACAGGGAAGGAAGCGGCTTTCTAAGATATACAAAAATATATCAAACAATTTAAGAAACCCGCTTCTATAAAAGAAGTGGGTTTTTTTGTTTAACCTGAAAAAAAAATAAAAAAAGAGTTGACAAAACACAAAACATAATGTAGATTAATAAACATAACAATAACAAAAGAGAAACAAACAAAAAATAAAAAGTTTAAAGAAAAACAAAAAAAGACTTGACAAACTAAAAAATTTATGATATAATAGAAAAAACAATTTAATTAAGGAATGAAAGCCGGAGGAAACAGTAACCAATAGGGTGAACTTACCGAAAGGAAAAATTCCAACTGTGGCTCTCCGAAAGCCAAATAAAGAACTTTAGTTTAAGTTGTCGTAACATACAACTACTAAAACGGTTAAACGTCTTGTAAAACATGGCATCCAAACCAGCTAAACGCTGAGAGGGGTGAGACAAATTAAAATACCATAAAATGAAAAAATATGGAATGTTTGTTAATATAACAAAAGATCCTGCCACTTCGGTAGTTGCTGTAGACGATAACTTTAGAGTCTGCCATTCCAATAACTTTATATGGAGAGTAAACCAGACAGGCGATACTGGCGGTGTCTTGAAAACACTTGGTCGTGTGAAAGCGATGGGTTTCGATTACTCT